CAAGTCATCTTCGTTGAGGTCTAGCACAGGTGCAGTCCAGTAAGCAGGTTTCATACGCCACTTACCCTGAGCATACCATAAGCTACCGTCCATAGACGTTAGGATACCATTAATCATGTCGTAAGGAGTAGAGGCTGTAGTGAAAGCGCCATTACAGGTATACCTTGCGGTTTCTACAACCCCTGTTTCATTTTGATCTTCTGGAAAACTTGTTGCTGTAAACACAGTTCCTACGTTATTGTTAGGCGATCCATATAAAGTAAAGTCAGTATTACCGACAGTTTTAATTTTGTACTCACCGCCCACATACATTTTGAAAACGGGGCTACCTACAAGTTGGTCACACACATTAGCAGCAGCAATGACCAAAGCATCATCAATGTTAGCAGTAGCCTCAGCTATACCATAAGAGGACGTTAGGTAATTCCTCAAGCATAAAGCTGGGTTATCTGACCATGCTGTCGTTGATGTACGAGGGTCATAGACTTTCTTACCACTGATGGTAGCTGTGATCTCAGGGATACCATTGGGGAATACATCAGCATCAAAGGCTAACCGTATATACATATAAGCAATACCACGGAGCCTGTGTTCAGTAGTCCAGTGGGCAGACTCATTTACAAGGAAGGTATCAGCAGTTTGATTTGGTGAACCCAAGTGTAACTTGATACGGACTTTACCGTTGTACTTACTTGGGGAGGTAACATTTCCGCTACCGTCTAGTGCTACAACCTCATCGTTGATGTAGATTTCATCAAAGGACTGTATCTCATGTCCAGCGACAGCAACAACACGATGTAGGTACTTGTTATTCTGACCTGTGGCTTCATCGTATATACGAGCGCCACCAACACGAACCTTACCATAGATAATCTGATGGTCTAATGCAGTGCCAATAGCTGTGGTTTGATAGCCACGGTTAGAACCTCCAATGGAAGGCTTGGGTGTGAGTGCCTTAAGTGCAGCACCAAGGGCAAGGTTGGTCAAGAAAGTACCCATAGTCATGGAAAATGCAAAACCAGCGGCTGCGGTATAGGTAACACCACTAGCAAGCGTTGCTAAGGCAGTTATAGCCATGTCAGTCCCCTATAAACTTAGAATATACACGTTCAATAGGCTTGAACTTCAGCCGTTCCAGAACCTTGTCAAAAGGCTTATGTGTCTTTGTGTTAATCAGGAGTACAGATACTCCATCTTCTTTAAGGCACTTCTCAGCAAACTTGATTAAGCGGATACCAGCGAAACCCTTGCGGTAATCTTTGTGCATGTAGATGATGTCGTTACTAGCAAACACATGATCTTTGTAGTGGATGTTAGTACCTAAGATAACGACAAAGTACCCGACAAGGTTATCATCTTCTCTAGCTGTAAATATCTTAAGTTTACCCCGTGTCTCTAAATCAGAGTATGCGTCCCAGTCAGGGTTTAACTTAATTTTATCTTGGTTTAGTGCTATCTCTTCCCAGTGGAGTTCTATCAAGTATTGTATATCAAACTCAACCTGACTTAAAAACTCTTGTTGATACTTAACCATTACTTTCTGCCCGACCCCAAGAAATCTTCTTGTCCTGTAGGTCTTCAATAAAGTCACACCCAAGATCACCGGGGTAAACTGACTTCTGATAACCAGAGGTAAAACGAGCTACTCTAGCTCTCTCAAGGTCAATAAGTTTGTTCTCAACAGTCATCTCGATAGTAGCTGTATCTCCAGCTTCTTCGATGTTCATTTGATCCATGTAACCTGAGAAGACCTGATTGAATACCTTCTCACCCATGACCCCGAAATAAATATTACACACACGACCCTGATAAGGTTGCGTGAGGGCTAAACTGATTAAGTTTGAGGGGATACCAGTTAGGGTTATTGTTGCTCCCTTAACAGCCATCTCTTGCGTTTCTTCTATGCTTGAGATGTTTAAGAGTTGTCCTGCACCAACGTAATCCTTTTCACCTATAGTGAGAGTTCCTACACCAGTCCAAGTGTACACAGGATTACCATCAAACAGGAGGTCAACAGCAAAGAACGGAAATACTTCAGGTTGTTCTATTGAAGTTACTGTAGTCGGAGTTAGGTCTCTTGACATGGTATTTCCTTATTACACGAGGGCCTCAACAGCCTCAAACGATATTCCATATGTTGACGCATTATTGATTGACCATGAGGATATGTTTGTTGCTAGTCTAAAGACACCCTTTGGGGCATTAAAGATAACTGTCTCACCCGTATAGTTAGAGCGTAACGCTGGCCATATCTCTAAGCTACCATCTCCGTCTTGATCTAAGAGTACCTGATGGAGTTTAGCTGCTGATCCTGACCCAAGCTGAATGTAGTCACCCGCTAGTAATGTACCAGTCATAACGACAGTAACAGTTTCATCCCCAGCACTACCTGTGAGTTCACATAAGCTAACTGTACCCTGTGGTGTAGCATAGTCAGGATCACCTAAGAGGAACGTACCAGTTTGACCCTTAAGTCCAACCAGTAGTGCCTTCCACTGTGCAGCTTTATCACGATGTACCGAGGGAATACTAACTGAGGCTTCCCACTTCTGTCCACCGTGGGAAATGATCTGTTGCTTATAGGTAAAGGGGGACTGAGAGGTAGCTACAGCATTAACTGCCCTTAGCTCAATGCTCTCAATCCCGATAGACGTTGGTGTATCTAATGGGTAGCTTAGTGCCATATTATTGTTCCTTTAACCAAAGACAGCTTTAGTTGTGCCACCTCTACGGCGATCATTAAGCATTGAGTTCTTAGTCATCTGTGCGATCTGAGGTGCAGCCTGAGCAATGATCTTCTTAACGCTGTCGTCACCATTGGCTGAGAAATTGAAGTTCTGAACTATTGTAGGGCCGTTGGTATTAGCTTGCTGACCCTTAGTGTGATCTATGACAGTTTCTCTTGGGTGCATGATTGCCATAAAGCCACCCTTGCCGTCTAAGCCACCCGACCGTGGGCCATTACCTGTGTAACCACCATTGTCGTAGCTCTCCAGTGCGCCCCCGATCTTGGCAATAGAAGCATTACTAGAGCCTGACAACATTCCACCAAAAGAATTTATCATCTGCTGGACGACAAGAACCTTGTAGAGGTGTCTAACAATATCAGCAGCCATGTCACGGAAGGCATCCTTGACGGACTTAGTGCCATCTACCATAGACATCAAGGAAGTCTCCATAGCTGAACCTATGGTGTTAGCAAGATCTATACGCTCTTGTTCTACCCGCACTAGCTCAAGGTTCTTGTTAATTTGCTCCTCAAGGCCAGCGGCAGTCTTGGGGAAACTGTCGTCAACTGTGATGCCAATAGCTTGTATGACTTTTTGTCTAGCCTCTGTTTTACCCAAGAGTTCTGTCTCTAGGGCCACTTGATACCGCAGCTTCTCAAGGTCTGACTCTTTGACGACAGAAGTCCCTGTTGATTTTGTGGAGGGCTGTCCAGTGCCAGTGGGAGTACCCCTGCCAGCATACTTACGCATCCTTTTAGCGGCATCGCTACCTTCAAACATAGAGAAGGTAACATCACGTTGTGCCTTTAGTAGCTTCAGACCTGCCTCAAGAGCCATATTACCAAGTAACAAACTCTGTATGTGAGAGTCATCCACACCAGCTTGCTCTAGCTTAAGGGCTAGGTTTTCCCGCTCAATCTTGTTTTCTTCTGCACGGTACTGCTTAGAGTCTGCACCATATTTAAGCGCAACTTCTTGTAGACGTAGAGCCTGTTCTTGCAGCCTTTGTTGCTCCTCAAAGACAGCAGTGGCATCTTGAGCTTCTTTAGCGGCATCTTGAGCTTCTTTATAGCCCTTGCTCATTGAGCGTGACCATTCGTTAGCCCTTTTACCTAGGTTATCAAGTTGACCCTGAAGGTCTGTGTTTGCAGACTTTTGGGAACTGGCTAAATCTTCACCCTCTTGACTAATAGTTTGGATGATCCCAGCTTTGTCAGCAAACAATCTAAGTTGTTCTTTTTCTTCAGTAGTTAAATCATGTTCGGCATTTAGTCTATCTAAAGCCAGACGAAAACTATCTGCCATAGTTTTACTGCTGGTGAGGTCTAGATTATTAAGCTCAGTTCTAATGGCCTTAAGTTTTGAAAGTTCTGCTGCCTGCTTTCTGTAAGCCACGGCACCGGGGTCTTGACTTTCCGCAAAGATTTCTCTCATGCGAGGCATTTCTTTAAAACCGAGTTCAATGGGCGCAAGCTGTTTTTCTAATGCAGCAGTGGCATCTGATAAATTCATCTCGCTAAATAAGTCAGTGCGAGACATCTTAATTTGTTCTGTAAGGTACTCTCTTTGTAGAGATAGGATACTCTTCCATTTCTCCTCAAATGCACCCAAACCCTTTGACTTGCTATCAAAAGTAACACTTTCTAGCCCATCTATTGCTGATTTCAATTTGTCAACAGCAGACGCTGCTTCATCGGCACTCTTCTTAGAGCGCATCCAGTAAGCACCAAAGGCCGTAATAAGTGGAATCGCTATACTTACGATAGCGACTATGGCTGCCATAGATACCTTAAGACCCATGATGGCAACCTTGGCAGCAAGGGTAGCTTGAGGTAGTAAATAAAGAATACCTACCAACTGTGTAGCCTGTTGACCAAACGCAACCATTGGGTTAGTGCCGGACTGAACCTGTACTAAGAAGTCACCTACCTGATAACCAGCCTGCTGCATAGCGACACCAGCACGGTTGGCACTCTTGCCCATAGCATTTGCGTACATAGCAAAACGACCAGAGCCTTTAGCGTACTCTTTGTTCAGACGATCTAGTTCAACCCTCTGCTGCTTAATGGAGATTATGCCTCTCTTACGGGCAATACCAAGGTCATTAAGCTCCTTAGAGTACAGGCTTGCGGCAGTATAACCCTGAACAAACTTATTCTTAAGGCGCTCCTCCTCAGCAGACTGTTGTGCAGCAGCTTGAGTGGCCTTCTTAGCCTCTGCGGTACGTCTTTGATCTTCTGCTGTGGCATCTCTTCTAGCCTGAGCAAACTGCTTAGTTGCCAATTCGGCTTGTTTGGTAGCTTGCTCACCTGCCCTGAGTGCCTTGCCATAGTCAAGGAGTTCTTTCTTGCTCTTCTTTGTGGCAGTGGCTAGATCACCTATGGCTTTATTATAACGACCATAGCTGACAGCATCCCGAGCATACGCATTAGATAACTTCTTGACCTTCTTCTCAAGGGATTCAGTGTTGGTAATGGCCTTAAGAAGACCACTTTGCTCAACACCAATTACCAGTCTAATATCGTCAGCCATTTGCCACCCTTAAGTATTCTAGGTCTATTCTCTTGATGGCCTCAATCTCCCAAGGCTCAACAGATGTTTCCGTAAGTTCTTTCCACGCCTTAATCTGCTCATATGTAATAGGCGCTGGGCCACTAAAGCCTGACCCCCTGCTAGAGCTTAAAGCAATAAAGGCAGACCAAACGTGGGATATTAGCATGGGGAAGGATGTCGGGGGTTCCAATGCTTCTACTCTACGTCCAGTCTGCCTCTCTACTTGTTCAAGATGTTCTCGTTCTGTAGTACCGTTCTGATCTGGTCTATTTAGTTTGAACTGATGTTCAGCCCACTCAACTAACTCACAGATCAGACCTTCGTAAAATCCAGAGAGTCAGTCACAACCTCCTCAAGCTGGCTCTTAATCCAAAAGACTTCTTCGTAAATGTCTTTGGCCTTAGCGACAGTGAGCTTGGGCATCTCTCCGCCGTAGGTAATGTTCCAAGCCTTAGTCGTCTTAGCTAAGACCTCCAGCGTAGCTTCCTCAATATCTGAGTAGTCAACATCTTGAGACTTACTCTTCTGAGCTTTCTTAAGCCGCTTGCTGATTTGCTCATGTTGAGCTTTCTTATACTCTTTAGAATGGGGCGCAAGAATAGTAATTGTCATATCCGTGCCATCATCATTCTTAAGTACATCACCTGTTGCTGGATGTTTAATCTCAACAACAATGTCGTCTAAATTAGGTGTCAGGTCTTTCAAGTCCATCGGGGTTTCCTTTCGGGGAAGTTGTGTCGGGTTGATTAACGTGGAGACCCCCGACCCGACTCAGGAGCCTCCACTACCTAGCTAGGTATCCAGTTATGCTGGGCGTGTGATCTTAAGGTTAGTCTCTTCTGTAGCATCATAGAGGGCTACGAAGGACATAGAGATCATACGGCTAGTTGGGCCATCGACACCAACATCAGCAGAGTTGATTTTCACTCGTGGAAACTGGAAGGTATAAGAGTTAGCACCTGTAGGATCATCTACGGATACTTCAATCTCAGTTTCAGTCTCATTGAGGAAACGGTTGATTAACGCAGCATCTTCAAAGTAAGCTGTCAGTGTGCCTTCAACTTCTGCACGACCATACTCAAGGGAAGGTGCGCTATCATCTCCAATGACGAAGGTAGGTGCGTATGAGTTGTTCAGGGTGAAGTCAAGGGCTGTCACGATGGCTACAGCAGAAGCACCGCCTACGTTACCGATGGAAATGTCACCTGAGTAAGCATCGAAGGGAGCAGCACCAGAGGCAGCATCCTGTGTCTTCTCAGTGGCACTCATGGTCATGTCTTTGCCTACCATACCGAAGGTAGTAGTTACCATCTGGTTAGGAGCAAGAGAGATACCCATAGTGGAAACTGACATGCCTGTGAATACACGAGCTTGGTCAATGTCAGCAGCGTAGTCTTCGATAGACATGAACTTGGGTGTTGTACCAACTTTAAGTACGTTAGTTGCCCAAGTGTTAAGCATAGCTGACTCAAGGAATACGTCGAAGTCACCATCACGGAGGTCAACAACAATGTCGCCACCTACTTGACGGTTGCCATGACGATCAACACGGGCCATACGGTCAGCTTGAATGTCAGTACCAGCAACACGATCTTTAGTTAGGTTTAAAGAATGTGTACTGAATGGGAGGTTAGTAAAGTTGCCAGCGGGTGTCGTACCAAACGTAGATTCGGTAATAAACGACAGACTGGAGCGTGAACCCTGTGCAAAGGCCATGTTGATTTCTCCTATTGGAAGTTATTTGTATATGTACCAGCCGATGTTAATCGGAACAAAGTACCAAGGACTATCTATCATTCCCTGCTGACGTTCAGCGTAGTCAATAGACACTATGATTGTTTCTGCATCACCATTGGTAAACGAGATGTCAGTGGTTGCTGCGAAGGCGTCTATCACTTTGTTAGCGTAGTCGTCTGCGGTAGCTGGGCCTTGACCTTCGGGGGCAAAGACTGTTACGGAGAATACACCTTGGTATCTCAGTTGTGGGTTTAAGCCCCTTACAGCAGGTCTAGTGACCGTGGGGAGGTATTGTACCTTGAGGAAGCTAGTGCCTGTCACAGGCTCAAATGCTACGTTCTCATAGGCTATGTCGGGGAGACCGGATGTTCCAGCTAAGTGGCTCTCAAGTGCAGCCCGAATATCATTCTGAATACTAGCCATAGATATTCCTTATCTGTGCAAAAACTTTATACCCAGCTTTTCTCCAAGATGGCCCACCGTTCTCTACATCGTCTGCATGAGGGGAAGCGTTCCTGAGTGTAATGCGTGTGGTATTCTTTAGATCAACCTTGTTTATGTCCTTCATCAAGTTAGAAAGACCTTCTTGTCTCATAGCTTGAGGATTTTGTTTCTTAGGTCTGTTATCTGAGGACTTACCTCTTGGCCTACCAGCACCGACAGAATAAGAGAATGATGTAACATATGCACCAGTGTCTACGGGAGATAGGTTAACAGCAGTCTGAGCTATATCTATCAACTGGTCAGATACATACTCTTCTACATATTCGTCAAGTATTTCCATCTTCTTGTAGAACGAGGAGTTAATCTTGATAGACTGCTTCATAGGTTATTCCCCTACGTCACAGATGTAACCTATAGCAGTACCAGCGGAAAATAACGACATGACAGAGGTAATCTTAACTGTGTCGCCACTACCGATAATCAGATCGTCAAAGTCAGGGACAACAGTTAGTCCCAAAGCTGAAATGACACACTTGCGAGTACCACGAACAACCTCATCATTACCACCCGCAACACCTACGTTATAGTTATAGAGGTATGCCGTAACGGAGTAGTCTGTAGTGACAGAACTGTCTACTGTTCCTGTAGCTGGATTGTATGCACCAGCAGTAGTAACCTTGCGTAGAGTTAGGGTTTCCCCAAAGTCTCTAACTAGGTTAAGTAGGTCAAAGGAGCGGAATGACATATCTTACTCCTTATTCGTATTCAGGTGTTTGATAGCTTGGTGGGTTCTTAAAACGATCTCTACGGAATGAGCCTTCGATACGGTTAGTGTTAGCTCGTACAGCCTCAATGCCACTCTTAGTGATACCCCCAGCTAGGACACCCACCGAAGCACCTGCGGTCTTACCTTGGTACTCTAGGTCATCTGCTAGTGCTTTATACTGTCTGGCTAAGTCTGAGTAATCAGCACTTAAGGCTCCACTCAGTTGTGTCGTTACTTGTCGGGAGTATTTAGCTGAGATTAAACGTGCAACCCAAGCCCCTGAGTAATACACGTTGTTACCATTCTCAGATAAAGCAAATGTAATCTCTTCGTTCTGCGCTTGCTGGTCAACCGTGTCAGTATCCCCGACTAGCAGTCGTACTGTGTTGAGACGACCAGAAGCCGTGGTAGTGTCCAAGTCTGTAGGATCGTAAGACCATGCCATGTAAGTCGTCTCCTGAGTGCCAGCGAACTGGTGTTGTTATTAGTCAGCGAGAACCTTGTCTCGTATGTCGTAAAAGTCTTCTGTAATCCAGCGATTAACATTAAGGAAGCGTCTGATTAGACCACGTTGCTTATCGTCAATCTTAGACTTCTTACACTTCTTAGATTCAAACTCTGTCTTACTGGAGGTACGTTTGTTTACCTCGACATTAAGTAAGTTCACTAAGGTCTCTAAGTCTTTACCAGCGAGTTCAGACAGTCGATCTCCAACCTTGTTCTGAACCTCTAGTTCTTTATTGTGGTGGATATAACCTGCGGCGTATAGGGTAGCAACCTTATCTTGGTCTATACCTCGCTCTGCCCAGTTAAAGTGATCTCCACGTTTCCAATTTGTATTATCCGCCAGTAAAGGCATCTTGATAAACACAGGCCAATCGACCTGCCAACCCAAGTATGTGGGGTGCATAGGGACTCTCCATTATATGAATACTGTTACGTTCTGTTATATATTGGGTTGTACCCCAAGCCGTTAAGCTCAGGGTACACCTTTAGTATTATCGCTTAGGCGACTACGGCTGAGAAGAAGTAACCCAAGTCTGCACCTGTGACTTGCATGTCATAGGCCATTTTAACTTGGATGTGTTCTGCAACTTGCTGACGCTTAAGAGCATCGTCAGAGAAGGACTCAACGGTAACACCGAGGTTGTTTACGCCGGGAACTGAGTTCCATGCGAATGTCAAACCAGCGGCAGGGGTCATCAGACCGGATGCACGAGGTGTGTGTACCAACAGAGCGTTCTTACCACCGATGAAGCTATTGCTTTCGGCCAGACCTTCAACAGCACCGTTCTTAACAGCTTCCATGACGTAGAAGTTCTCTACTTCAAAGATTTCTGCCAGTTTAGCATCTGTAATCAAAGCTGTGTTTGATACAGTTGCGCCACCGTTCAAACGGGCAAGGATGTCTGGGTGGTTAACCAGAACGTCACGAACTTCTTTACCAACAACCATTGTGTTTGGCTTGAAGCCACCTGATGCCAACTGCATGGTGCGACGACCAGTAGTTACATCAGTGATTGGTGTAGAGTTAGTGTAGTCAGACCACAGGTTTGCAGGAGTTACGTCTGTAGTCCAGACGCCAGCCTTGAAGAATGTGTCAGCGAAACGCTCTTCACGGTCAATCAACAAGCGAGTTGTCAATGTCTGTGCGCCAGCGGAACGGATTTCCAACATTGCATCTTCGTTAGCAATAGTCTGCTCATCGAAGTCCATGCCGAGGCCATAAACGTCAGCATAATAAGCAGCGTTAGAAACTGCCATACCGATGCGGTTAACTTCTGTGCGTGGCGCAAGTTTCTTTACGTCACCAGAGCGGTTCATGTTCGCACGGTCATAGATGTAATACTTGTCAGACTGACGAGCAACGCCTACGGTTGGGAATACTTTATCAGCGACAAAGTTAGTTTGTTCTTGTACATAGGCCAGTGTCAAGTTGGACAACGGCTGGTCGATATGTACCTGTGATGGGGTCAAAAGTGGCATTAGATTATTCCTTTAAATGCTAGATTAGGCTGCTACGTTGCCGCCTTGGATCATTTCAATTTCGATGATCTGACCATCTACGCCATCTTCACGGGCATAACCAAGTACAACATCACCAGTGGCAGCCAAGAGAGCAGTACCGTCAGCGCCAGTTTGGATTTGGTCGCCAGCAGTGATAGCACCACCAGCTTCTACCATTACGGAGCCAGAGACACATACTGTTACAGCAGCACCAGCGGCAGCACCAGCAAGACATACGCCCATAGCGTTCTCACCAGCAGAGTCAGCCAGATCAACTTGACCATCGGACTCCAGAGTTACGAATTTGAATTGTGCTGCGGAAAGGTCTTCCCCAGCGATGAAAGTGCGGTTATCACGAGATTGCATGACGGCCATGATTATTCCCCTTTGTAGGATTTAGTGATGAGTGCTTTGCCTTCTTCGGTCTTAGCTACAGCAGCGTAAGCCTTAGCAAATTCACTCTTTTTCAGTTGGTTTTCGTCCATGTAGGACTTTACGAGAGCATCCAGTTTGTCAGCAGAGGTAGCGAACTCACCGTCTACATCGGACTTACCAAATTCTTGCATGGAAGCAGCAAAGGCAGCATCAGCAGCTTTGAGGGTTTCCATAATTCCATCATCTTCCGAGAATGACTTCAGGAGAGACTTAGCTGCACCAGTTTCAAAGTGTGGCAGAACTTCTTCCGCTTTCTTTGTCAACTCAAGGTCAGCCTTTTCGATTTCATGTTCACGCTTGGCTACAGCAGCAGCTTCAAGTGCTTTCAGGACTGGGGCTGGGATGTCGCTCTTAGCTACCATCTCACCGTCGATGTCCATCATTTCTTCTTCCGCTTTCTTCTCGATTGAGTCGGCACGGATAACGTACCCATTGTCAATCAAACCTTTGCGGAGATGTTGGTTCTCAGCAGAAAGACGATCAAAATCAGCCTTAAGTGCTTCAACGTCAACTTCAGGGGCTTCTACAGCTTCAACTTCAGGAGCGGCTTTCTCAGCGACTTCTTCTGTTACAGCTTCATCAGCTTTTTCCATGTCGTAGCCGAGAGCTTTCATAGCTTCACCACGGCCACAGCCTTTGTCGTCCATGTACGCCTTTACTTTGGCTTCCATTTCTTCGTTCATTTTCGTAATTTCCTCTTCGGAATTGTCACGCTTGAAGAGAGAGACCATTGCTTGTGCATTGGCTGGACGATCCACAAGGGAAAGTTCTTCAAGGTGCAAGTTTTTCAGGAGATTAGGCAAGTTAGATTTCCTCCTTGATAGCACGTCCACCTATAGAGAACGCAGCGAGTTCACCAGATTTAACCATAGCCCAGACGGTATCATCGAATACTTTGTAAGCGACAACCCATCCTTCACGGTCAGACTGGATACCAAGAGCATCACCAATTTCTTTAGTGATAGGAAGAGAGTGGACAACTACGCCAACTTGATCTCCAACGTGCATAGCCTTGCCGACCCGCACATGCTCCATAAATTCATTAACGGCTTTTACCAGTGTTCCAGCTTCGATAACGTCACCCTGACGATCAATAACCGCTTCACCTTTTTCTGTAACTACAGAAGCCCATCCGTAGACCATACGCTGTTCGTCGTCAGTCTTAAGGATTTTACCTTCGATATTCTTTGTCATTTCACCCACCGATGTGTTGGATTCCCACATACGACATGACCAGTAGCCAGCCGTTGTCTTATCTTTCTTGGTATCACAGGAATGGCGGGAGCGGAAATTGGCACGAGCTTTGGGATCGTCCCTACGGATTTCCATGTTAGGATCACCGAAAGCTACCCGTTTGACCTTACCACCGTCCTGTACGAACACCTCAAACTTCTTGTTGCCACCTTGGATACGACGAGGCTTATTCAGAGTAACAGTTTCGCCTTGATACTCAGCTTTAGCAAAGTCAGTCTTTAGTATCTCTTGTACGATAGTCCTGAGAGCCTCTAAGCGGTCCACTGAAGGCTCTTTAGCTTTATCGCCTTCGTAGTACGCTAGATATGCTTCATGGCTCTCACCGGGCATATACACAGCCTGTCCATCGTAATCAGAGACGTGAGTAACACCATTGAGGCCCATGTCATAACTACGGGAGATAGCTTCAGGCTCAGTAGTAAATATGTCATTAGCGTATTGGGCCATTATGGTTCACCTGTTATTACGTTTTTACATAGGATAGCTTCACCAAAGACACTAACAAACTGTTCGCCAGAACTACCATGAAGCTGAAACTCAATGTCAGTCTTCTCGTTGTACCTGAAAGGAACTTGACGTTGAATGTTCATAGTCTCCAAGAAGGAAGTCTCCGCTACCCTCAACTTTACACCGCTGGGTAAGCAAGCGAGGTTCCTGAAGAAGATTTGCCTGTTGTTCTGAGCAGCAGTGGCACAGAAAGCATCAATACGAACTAGGTACAAGCTATGCCCAGCGGGTACTGTATAGATACTAGCTTGGTTCTTACCGTCACCACCCCTGATCTTAGCGTAAGTGATGCCACCGTTAGCTACGGTAATATCATTCTCTGCATTGCCTGAGATTGTAACGACATCATTAATACGGAAGAACTCTAGAGTTGTCGTAGGTGGTACAGCGGAGTTTAGCGTAACATTCTCCGCAATAATCTCATAGTTTACATCAAGACCAATAATACGGATGATTACGCCATCGTCAGCTACGTTAGAGGTAACAGTCATGTTCAAGCCAGTAGTAGGCTGTGTGTAAACTGTGTTGTTCTCCCACAGGGGAATATAAGATGTGCCTACAAGAGCATTATAACCGAAGATGTTTCTGGCGGAGTAATCATTAGATTCACCCTTAGCTATGGCTAGGTAGTCATGTTCATAGAGGTTCCTAGTCCATGTAGTCATTAGTTTAACTCTCGAACTACGGACACAACCAAGCTACCAGTGTTAGGGAAGGTTTCGATAGAGGCATCAGCGTAGGTCACTTCAAACTCTACATAGTAAGTGCCAACAGTGTCAGTATCACCAGTTTGCCAGTCGTATTGAACGACACCACCCTCAGCATCCGTGATAGTCATCGTCTCGTCTACTTTAACAACACCATCTAGTGACTTCATGTGGAACTTGACTGTAGCAGAAGTAATATCTACAGGTACAAGTTGTGCATCTTTTAGGGTAGCTTGTAGAGAAGGAGATGTGTCGTTTTGCTTAATGTTAAAAGCCATTCTAAGCTACCTTATTCTGGTTGCCACTCGTAGTAGCTGAGTTGTAAGTCTCAGCCAGAGTAACATTGTTAATCGAACTACTTGTGATAGAGATAACCCTACGACCACTTGCGTTGATAGATAGCTCACCTACAACAGGTTGACCCGTAGTGATGTCGTTACCCAGCAGAATGAACGTGACGACCATCGTACTGGCTTGTACATCAGGTTGACCTGTAGTAACACCATTAGCCGTTAGATCGTGAACCTGAACTACTGTAGCCTCAGAGACACTAGGCTGGCCTGTGGTGATGCTGTCGCCGTCTAGGGTGGCAATGGCCACAACATCAGCAGAACCCACTGTAGGGGGAGCTGTGGCGATGTTAGCTGCGATTAGGGTCTGGTCTTGGACAATTACCGACGCACCAACAACAGGCTGGCCTGTGGTGATGCCAGCAGGCGTAATGCTGTGGTCTTGGTCAATCGTCGAGGCATCAACACTTGGCTGGCCAGTCGTGATGCCAACAGGGGCGAAGTTATAGATCGTGCCAATGTCAACAGAACCGACTGTGGGCTGGCCCGTGACAATATCGACAGGGTCAAGAACCTGCGCCTCAGAAGCGGTTGGGTTGCCAAGGTCAGGTGCGCCAGTGACGATACCTGTCAGGCTGAGGTCTTGATCCTGAGCAATACCAGCAGAGCCAAGAACAGGAACACCGGAAGCGATAGGATCAGCGTTGAGCGTCTCCTGTTCCGACATGGTGATGCCGGGGATCGTGGGTGCCCCAGTGCTGATAGATGTTAGGCTTAGGTCTTGATCTTGAGCAATGCTAGGAGAGCCAACGACAGGG